CAGCGAAGGACGATGGGTCCACGACTGGACACGACAATCGTCCATCAAGACAGCAGACATGTGCCTAGAAAGATTTCGCAACACCATCTTTGGACTTGTAAGCGAAGAAATAAAAGACGCAGCAACATTAGGCACGGCATGTCACGCAGTAGCAGAGGACGCACTCAACACCCGCAAAGCAGGCGGGGAAATGACAGAGCAAGACCACATCGACTCATTTGAAATGTACTGGGACGAAGCGCTACCCACCATCCAAGTATGGAACAGCTACTCACCAGAAAGCGCCTACGTAGAAGGACTACGCAAAGTCGAATCGTGGCGCACCGAAGTTCTCCCCCAACTAGCACCAGTCGAAGTCGAAGAATACTTTGATTTAACATTTCACGAAGATGACAATAGGGTTGTCAAGTTTTCTGGCACCATAGATTTAGTTGAAGAGGACAGGCTATGGGACTGGAAGTTCCCAAGCCGTGACTACAGCAGAGACAGATGGCAGTACGAACGGTGGGATGTTCAGTCAATGGCCTACTGCTGGGCAAAAGATATTCCTAATTTCTCTTATGCGATCATGCACCCCAAAGGTGTAGGTCGCATGGATATAGTTCGCGACAAAAGCCACACAGAATGGCTACGTCAAAAGGTCTTAGGGCTATGCCACATCGTTGAATCCGAGATGACTAAATATCCTCTCGGTGATGACGGTTGGTGGTGCTCTGAGAAATGGTGTCCAGCGTGGACACGGTGTAAAGGCGCAATCATAGGAGGCGCAAAGTAATGGCATTTAAGCCAATGGAACCGCACGAACGTGCGAGCATAGAAGCACAAGTTGTACTTAAAGGTGCTGTCGAACTGACAGCAGCACAAGTAACAGCAAATGCGACAGACCCCAACGAGGATATTCTCACAACACTGACCGATAATGCGTCAGCGTTAGCGAACATTCTTGGGGACACAAAAACACAACTAGGAGCAGCACCAGTAGCACCAGTGGTAGCTACCGAAACGGCGGCAGTAGCCAAAGTTGAAGCAGCATTTCAAGGCGCAACATCAACGCCAAGAAAAGCAGGTGGTTCGCTGTACCTAGATGACGAAGAGTACAACGACATACATAAAATATTCCTAAATGAAAAGAATGCAGGGATCGTGTATGCGTCGAAAGACTCAGCGTTCATGGACAATCAAGCAGTACGTAAACTGTTTCAAAACGGGATGCGCCAATTTCCTCAAGATTATTGGGCTGACTCAATGCGAGGTAAAGACATTCCGACAACAAAAGCAGGTAAATGCGGACTCGGAGATTTCAAACTAAAGAAGGGACTGTCAATCGGTGAAGATGGACAGTCATATGTAGGGCAAGGTGACGGTAATCACCCACTAGCAGGTAAAAGTGGTTACTTCGCAGCGCTACAGAAGAACACTTCTTGGTCATGGCCTGAACGTCCTGAACCAGTTGACCCTAACGGTTGGCTTGCAGGAATAAGTGCCTAAAGAAATCAGCATGGAGGAGGCGAGGCAACTCGTCACGGGGGTGGAAACTGCGTCCACCCCCGAACCTCCTGCCGCTGAACCAGAACAGGTCGAAGGGGTAAGCCCCGAAGATCTACGCAGACTCTTCACCCCTAAAGGGGAACAAGTACGACGGATGCGGCACGACCTACGTGCTGGCAACGAATGGAGCTTCGGAGTACGAGCCTTTGATGAGGCCACACTCGGAGGAGCAAGACCAGGACAACTGGTCACATTGATAGGTAGATCGCATACAGGTAAAACATTGCTTGCCATGAACATGGTGGCAAAGAACCGTAAACATCGCACCCTCTGGGTAAGCCCCGATGAAACAGAAACAATGTTTTGGGGTCGTTACTCATCTATTCGGTTGGAATATGACCAGCGTGAATGGATTAACCGTCTTATCCGTGAGGATGCGACGGCGTGGGAACGGGTGGAACAAATCATGCAAGATGAAACTAACTTGCATTTTGAATCCACTGGCATGAGTGTCGATGACCTAGACAAAGCGTTACGGATTGCATCCACCACTCTGTGGGGAGGCAAACGACCAGAAGTTTTGGTTTACGATTTCCTTGAACTGATACGAGGCGGCGAAGCTGGTGACGCAGCTAGCGTCCAAGCGAAGATTGAATCGTTCAAACAACTGGTATCTGACTGGCGTCTGGTGGGAATCATTATCCACCAGTCAGGCAGAGGTACAGGTAACCGTGGCAAAGCTGGCGGTATCGAAGCTGGCAGGTACGCATCCACAAGTGAAAGCCATTTCTTAATTGAAACGTGGCGTAGGTGGGATGACACCAACCTAGATGAGGAAACTCGTGCCCATTATGAGGACGAAGTTTCTGCTGGCCTGTGGAAAAACAAGGCTGGGGATGGGGAAAAAGCTGAGGTAAACCTCACCATAGACACCAGTGGACGTATTCTGGAGCCAGGAGTTACATGGGAACAAGGCACGTTCGATGGATAGCGCAGCAGCAAAAGTATTTGGAATTGTCTTTCAGGGTTTTCCGTATGCGTATGGAACAGACGCAGGCGGTTGCCGATGGGTGCCTGTGTCAACGGAACTGCTTGAACAACACCTAGAAGGCTCTGAGATGATCGGGATTTATCCGATGGTCTACGACCCCCTTAAAGTAGATAGCGGTCCAGCAGGGTTCATACAGTCGGACTCAGGCTCAGGTGCCAGACCCGTCTACCCTGACATGCGTCCAGAACTATGGATGTGTACTTGGGGAGCCATCGACATAGACGAAGGCGACATCGACTCAGAAATTATTGCTAAAAACGCAATTACCTTATTCTCTGCTCTGGGGATCACAGCATGGCTGGAACGATCCCGAAGCAAGGGATACCACGTATGGGTATTCACAGAAGAATGGGTACCCGTTCCTCTAATGCGCAAAGCCCTACAAGCAGTAATGCAACTAGCAGGCGGAGACTACGACGCTGTATATCCTAAATCAGATTCACTAGACGGCCCACCAGGAAATTACATACGCCTCCCATACGGAGGAGAACGACCCTACGGTCGCCAAGTCATGGTCAATCCAGAAACAGGAGAAACCTACGACATTTGGGATTTCATAATAGAAGCCGAAGCAGAACGAACGCCACTAGCAGATTTAGAAAGAGCAGCAGAGCTATACCAAGATCCCGAACCTGATCTTCCACCCCCACGAGATTACAGCAAAGAACCACTCATGCGAATAGATGGTTCACGCCTACGAGGGTTGGCGTTAATGATGTACCGTAACGGGCCAGTGGACTATTACAGGCAACACGGGGCAGGGCGAGGCCGACACGGATTCTTAAACCGTTTCGCCCGAGCCATGTTTGAATCAGGGTTTGATCGAAGTGATGTCATGTCATGGACCAACGACCTAGATTCACAACTAGGGAAATGGTATTCCGAAGGCCCGAAATTTATGGGCCGTCGCGACGGCGACCGCCAAATGGAACGACTGGTAGATGACGCTCAAAGAAGAGCAACTTTAAAATGAAACAACATATTGTGATGTACTCAGGAGGAAAAGCATCCTTTCTGGTCGCCCACAAAGTAAAAGAACGTTACCCACAAGATGACATTGTTCTTTTATTCTCTGACACCAAAACAGAGGACGAAGATCTTTACCGTTTCCTCAGAGAAGGAGCATCTAAACTAGATCTCCCCCTTATCGAAATATGCGACGGAAGAGACATTTGGAAAGTCTTTAAGGACACCAGATTCTTAGGCAACAACAGAGTTCCCGTCTGTTCACGAATACTTAAACAAGAAATAAGTCGCACTTGGGTAGACGAAAATTACAGCGAACCTTCCAATGTGACTATTCATTTTGGCATCGACTGGACAGAAGCTCATCGGGCTGAACGAATACCAAAACACTGGGAACCATACGGAGTCGATTTTCCTCTTTTATGGGAACCCGTAGCAGACAAAGAAGAAGCAGATGAGTTAATAGAAAGCCTCAACTTTGAACCTCCAAGACTTTACGCATTAGGCGCACCACACAACAACTGTGGAGGTCTATGCGTAAGGGCAGGTCACGCACATTTCAAGTGGGCTTTAACAGCACTTCCTGAAAGATACAAAGAATGGGAAGAAAAAGAAGAAGAGCTACGCCAACACCTGGATGCAAACGTTTCCATTCTTAGAGATAGAAGAGGTGGGACCAGCAAACCCATGACTCTTGCCGCTTTTAGAGAAAGAATAGAAACCAAAAACACAGGCCAACTAGACCTACTCGAATGGGGTGGTTGTGGATGTATGAGCGACTATGAGTAAAAAACCTGAAACCTACGAAATAGTTATAGAAGGACGGCCCCGAACAAAGGGCCGTCCACGAATGACACGTAACGGACGTGCCTACACACCCAAAGAAACAGTCGAAGCAGAAAACCGTATCGTAGAAGCTGTAGGCGACGACTTCCCTGTGTTCGATGGGCCAGTCAAGCTGCGATTGTTCTTCAACAATGAAGAAACAATCGCACAAATAACACCCCTCCCCGACTGGGAGAAACCCAAACTCAGAGGCGACCTAGACAACTACGTCAAACTAGCTGCCGACGGGCTACAAAAAGCAGGCGTCATCTTAAATGACAGAGATGTAGTTTGGATAGAAGCAGAGAAAACATGAAATTCCAAGACCTAGATTTCTCTGAACGCCTCAACAAAATGGGTGACCTAGCCGAAGGCAAATTTGAACAGGCAGCACCGTGGCCATACGCACGGTACGGCCTCAACAGACCACCATTCAGACTAGATAAAGTACCCACACAAATCTGTTACACACCCGACTACCTCACCGAAAAGTATTTAGTCGAAGTTCAAGGTTTCGGACGCAGCCAAGAAGTCCACATGAAACTAGACAAACTCAATTCATTGGCTTGGTGGCATGAACAAATGGAAGTTGTACTGTTCCTGTACGACTCTTTCTTTGAACGTCACACGTTCCTCAGATTTCATACAGTCAGAGACTTATGCCTTCAATCTAAAATAAAAGTTTTTCCAGAAGGTAAGGAATACTACGCCATCCCAGCAGACGTAGCATGGGTGTATGGTCAAGAAGGAATTTCCCTTTGATCCTCTTGATCTTTCATGGAAAGCACAAGGGAATCCGAAACAAAAACAAACTGAAATAGAAATACTTCAAGAAGCAGAACCACACGCAGCCCTAGAAGAATCACAAGAAGAACGCATACAGCTACAAGAAGCTGTGCTGGACGCCTTCGATGAACTAGACGAAGAAGAGATCTGGTTACTCAACGCTCTGTTATTTGAACGCCTCAGCCTCAGACAAGTCGAACGACTAACTCAGCTACCCAAGACAACAGTGGCACGTAAACGTGACTACATCTTAAGGAAACTTAAACGGGCGTTAAATAAACACCAAATAGTTAGAGATCATTTAACTTTTCTACTCATCTATTTCATAGTCTGAATCATCCATAACGTCAGCAGACGCAAGGATCAGGCCACTGATAATTGCGAACACATGACTATGCAAAGGGCTGTTCTCAAAGTCGTTCATTAACGACTCAGCAGAGAACGCCATCGCATGTTCAAATGGCAACACAATCATTACAGCCAACGAGTCATCATGCCACTTGGCATGATTCCCGTCAGACACATCCAACATATGAGAAGTGTTCTTTATGTCAGT